CAAGTTTATTTTTGTACTTGACCATAATGTCGCGGAGGTATTGTTCCGCTTTTAACTTTGGTAAATTACCAACGTCAATGTAGAAAATTCTACGTTCTGGCGCACGGGAGATACGATAGATAACGGTTGCATCTTCAATCATTCGCAACTGGTTTAATGGTTTAATAGCTTTATGTAAATACGATAGTACCGCTGCTCTACGTGAATCCATTAGCCCTGAATTAATGTTGACGATTGCATCTTTAGCAATTCTCACACCAACCGGTCCATAACTAGAAGAAGACCCTGACACCACTTTATCGTTGTAGATATAGTATTCATTTACTGTCTGAACAATATCTACGGATGTTGTGCCCTCTTTTTCTTTCTTAACTTCACGAATTTTGCGAATCTTGCGTGGGTCGATGTATCTAAGTGCCTGAACACCTAGAGTTGGGTTCTTTTCGTCAATGATTACGTGATAAAAAAGTCTACCATCAACATAAAATCTACGGAACGTATCAGTGGCCATGTTTTGGTAATTTAATAACCGTAGAACGCCGACAAATTCTTCTTCAATTGCTTTCTTGATTTTTTCTGGTTGTTTCAGGTCATCCATAATAATACGAATAGACTTTCCACTATCCGTCTGTACGATTGCCTCATTGACGATATCATCAATAGCAGATTCAATTTCTGGTTGCATAGCCATTTCTCTATAACGAGAAATTAATTCAACTTCATTTTTTGCAGTTCCGTCTAGATCAACATATGTTCCATAGTAAGCCGCAGACGAGATTGTAAGTGCGCCGTCTTCATTAGCAGGCGCAGCAAACGTTTTGGCCGACTGCTGTTCAGCATCAGCTTTTTGACGCGAAATTTGAAAACCGAAAAGATTTAGTGCCATGTTAGTTTTGTATCCAATTCAAAAAATGCATGAGGGGGAACATATGTTCCCCCGTATAATTAGCTAGTAGTATCAGATTCCCACCATTGATATGCCAGAGTTGCCGAGAATTCTTCGATAGAATCGTTGGCACCCCAATCTAAATCAATTGGTGACAAATCTACTGGGAAAGCTCCAACAAACTTATATGACTTGATTATTTCACCAGCTTTATTGAACTGGTCTACTTTAGCATCAACTGAATAACCAAGAGTATTTACCGCAACAGGATTGCGAACGTTAGTTGAATGTGAATTAATACCATTCATCCATGTTTCGAATGCTTTACGCACTTTGAAGTTTTCATCATTGATAATTGTGACTGTCCAGTCCGCAAAGTTTCTATTTCCAGCAAATTTTAACTCACGTCCAAAGTAATAAAGTGGAACAGTACCAACGGATGATCCTGGCAATTGAGCAGTCTTGCAAAGAAATGTTAGTGTTTGTCCAGAATTTACTGGGTCTAAAGTGTATGCTGGAAAAGTCATTGTGACTTGGAACAGGTTAGGACGGGCGCCGTCACCAATCAGATTTGCTCTGAATTCTGTTACATTAAAAGCCATGGTTTTCTCCTCTTTATCTTGTTATTTATTAGACAGAACCAACGATTTCACCGAAGGTTACACCAGAACGAACTGCAACAAAATTCAATTGGATGAAATTGATCGAACGAGCAGGCTTAATGTAAATGTCACCAATGAATTTGTTTGTGTCAATAACTTGTTGAGTGTTATTTGTTTTGTCACAAACAACACGGAAGTCATAAATTCCACGGCGACCTTTAACGTCACGTAAGAAAGGTTCAACCAATGCAATAAACTGTGAACGAGTAAATTCGTCATTTAGTTCAAACAATGAAAACTTAGATGCTTCAGAAATTGACTTTTCTAAGACGATGAACAAACGACGAACGTTAATACGATTGAATGCAGAAGGTTGTGTTGTCAGAGTTTTGTCACCAAACAAGATTGTTCCTTGACCTGGTTGAGAAATTACTGGGTTAACTGCGGCAGAATAAATGGTATCTCTCTGAGCCTGATTAGGATTCCATGCAAGTTTAACTACATTCCTAACTGCACCGCGGGAGTAACCTGCTGGTGAGAACCAAGGATCACGAGTTTCATCGGTGCGAACGCAGAGACCTGCCATATCAGCATTCAATGGAATAAAACGATAAAGATTGTTGTATTTGTCGAATTGATATTTCCAACCTGAGTCAGCAAATGCGTAACTTGTACCGGACAATGAAGAAGCCCAAGCTGCAACGGCAGTTGTTGCGCCACTTGCGGTTTGTCCTACAACATTTGAATAGAATGGAGAAACAAATGCAACACAATCTTTACGTGCGGCCGCAATAGCTGTGGCGTAGTTTTGTGTTGTTGTGTCGATGCCATCACCAGTAATAATCAAAGAAATGTCAATTTCATCGACGTTGGAAAATAAATCTAAACCAGAACGAATATTTGCACCCGTTGCTACAACAGAATTTCCTCTTGAAAGTGTAAAATTGGTGTTACCAAAAGCAGGTGTATATGATGAGTTTGCAGACAATGTCGAATCTGTATTTGCGGAGAAAGCAGCAGTGTTATTCAGTGCATAAATGTATTCTGAAGTATTGCGAATTACAGTTTTGTAATATGCTGGTGTACCATCATCATAAACTGCATCTGTACATTGGGAAACAAATGGAAAAATTTCAAGAACAGTTTCTTTAGTTCCAGTAATTCCGCCTGTCGAATCAATAACCGCAATGTGAATTTGGTCATTTGCGCCAGAATTGTAGTTTGCAACTGTTGGTGTTGTACCTGGAGCAGAAGAAAAACTTGATTTATATTCCCAAGTAGCAAAACCATTTGTTGCATTTGCTGTGCATACTGCAACTTTAATTGCGTTACCTAATGCGCCAGCATAGCGAGAACCAAATGTGCCCATAAAGCTATTCGCAGTTGTTCCGTCATCATAATTGTCTTCATTACCAATTAAAATTGCTGTGTTTCCGGAAGTAGCATTAAGTGAACCCGTACCGACTACCCGAACAACTTGAAGGTTGTTTCCATATGCTAAAAAGTTTGCAGCCGAGAAAAAAGATACCGCTGTATTTTGTGTACCGTCAATTGTGTTTGCTGATGGTTTACCAAATTGGCTGACCAAATCGGTTTCGTTTGTTACTAGAATTCTTTTGTTGGCTTGTCCCCATTGGAAATCTCCAACAAATGCGCCGGCTGTAGTTGATACCGCAGGAACGACTGTTGTTAAATCGACCTCTGATATGCTTACACCTGGAGAAATTTGAAATGCCATGATTGGTCTCCTTGTTTTTTTTATATAATGCTATTTTGGCAATAACCTATACTATATTTATGAATTGCTGAATTTGTAGTTATGCTCTGAAAAAGGTATCAAATTCTCTCGAATTTTCTTCCGAAAGCCACAAATCTCCACCCTCCTGTATGTAATTCTTATCTTGTCCATCATCAAATAATCCAAATGACGGCATTTCTTCGTCCGATTGGTTCAATAATTCTAACTGCATTTGTTTTCTGAGGTCGTGATTTACGATTTCTTTGAAATACTGTTGGGTTGTCATCCATGCAAACAACACCAAAGTCATAACTATGTCATCATTTGCGCCTTCCTCTGCCCTAAAACTGTTTGAACTAGATACAAAAGTGGTAAGTTGCGATATTGTATCAAAGTCGTTAATAATAAGTTTGTTATTTTCGATCAATGTCTTCAAGTTTGAGCATCCAATTCTCTTGACTTGAGGTGACATTTTGATGCCCATTTGAATACCGCGACCAAAACCGGTACCCATGGCTTGTGCTTTTTTGTTACCTGTCTCAATCTTCACTACATTTTCATACTCTAAATCTTGATGTAGGGTATCTGCAATCTGTGGTGTGTTGTTAATTTCTACTAGGACATATGCATTATTGAACATTCTTGCAGTATTATATATGACAGTAGGGAATAGGACCGGAGAGATTGATGATGAATTGTATTTTGCAACTTGTACATATGGAACTGTTGAAACGTCAAATACTGTGAAACTGGATGCATCCAGATTCCTTCCTTCTGCCGGGTCTACTGTAATTGCGTAAATATGTTCTTGAGTCTTTTCTTCATCACCTTTTACTGGATATTCATAAATGTCTAGTAATTCATGTTTAACAATAGGTTCTTTGTACACGAGTTGACCAAGTTTCGAACCAGAGATAAGGGTATTTGTAGAACCTAGGAATTCACATTCAAACTCCTGCCTAAATTGTTCCACTGATGTGTTCTTAATAGTTTCTTCTTTCCACTTCTCATCTCGTCCTGGTACCATTGACCAGTGAATTTCGAATGTCTTATAACCGTTCTTCCTATTAACCGCGTCCATCCAAAGTTTATAGAATAAGTTCATTCCGTTTGGAGTAGAAACAATGATAATTTTGGTAGTTTGACCAGAAGAAATAACTGGATAAACTGAGTTAAAGAATTCATTCGCAATGTTGCCCGGAACGAACGCAAATTCATCCAAGAATACTATGTTAAATGCACCTCCACGAACTGCTGAAGATGATGTGGAAGCAGCAATGATTTTAGAACCATTTTCAAGTTCCACATTACCCTTGTTCCAGGTAACGATACCTTGTTGGAGCCACATAGGAAGATTTTCATATGCCAACTGGTACTTGGCAAGAATATCCCGAGCGAGAGCACCTTTGTTAGCAAGAACTGCTATGTTTTGAGAGTCTTGGAATAGTGTTACCCAAAGAAGATATGCAACTGAAGTGGTGGTCTTACCAACCTGACGAGGACATTTGGTGATTACGAAACGGTTTTCGTGAAATAATGCAAGCATTTCTTTCTGGAAATCCCACATCTTAAACGGTATCAAACCTTTATCGACGTTGACAATCTTGATATAGTTTGCTGAAAAATATACGGGGTCTTCCGCACATTTCATGTATTCTTCTACTTGTTCCTGTGTGTATGAATGTTCAATTCCAACTCTTTTTAGTAGTGGATTATCTCGATAAGACTCCTTACCTATCGTCATTATTTCTCGCATTCAATAACTTACTCAACTCACTTGTGCTACCGACAAATATTGCCTTGTCTACCGTGACTGCGTTGCTAGTTCTTTTAATATTTTTAAGGTCTCGAATTGTTTTTTGCATAACCATAAGTTTTTCATTAGCTTCTGCTGTGTTCTTAATAAGAACAGCAACAACTTCAAATGCACGAGGATGTTCGGACTCCGATGCAATTGCAAGAAGATGGTCAATGGCTTGATTGCCTTTATTTACCAAATCTTTGAGAGTTTTTCTCGATTCTTCATAGTCTTGGTCCAGATCGTCTTCGAGCCTTGTGGCAGAACCAAACTCCGTTGTTTTAGAATTTACTTTTGCAATTTCATTAGAAACTTCGGTTATAGGTAAAACATCAAAAATTTCAGCCATACTTTTTTCAAATTTGGACATATTATATATTAGGAGAATTTGTTGTTGTTACTGTGTACGTATAGTTATTAGGTAGTATAACATTTGATGGATTTGGTGTAACGACAATCTGTACAGTAGCATTTGATGTCACATTAAAACTTGTTGGAATCCAATTTGCATTTGTTGTTATGCCTGTAATTTTTTCTCCGGAAACAAAATGTCCAAGTAAGGCTTTTAATTTTAACAATCTCGAAGTTGAGTTAAAAGAAACAACAGTTGCTGTTGCTGTAGAATTTAAGTATGAATACCCCTGATATACAGTTTCATCGGTTTGATAATTACCTAAACCGCCAACATTCATTGTTGCCACAATATTGTAATTGAGTAATGATGGATCAGTAATTATATTTGTGAAAGAGGATCTAATTATTTTCGGTTGTGTGACCGGACCATACAAATACCCTTTGACTGTAAAATTTAGTGTCCAAACCACACTTCTAATTTTGGTATTATAATCACCCTCATAATCAATTTCATTGCTAACCGATTTT